CGGAGTCGCAATTGGGGGCCTCAACAGAGCCCTCCCAGAAGCTGTAGTTGAAGTCATCGAAGTAAAGCATAATGAACCTACCGAGTAATTACCAAGGAATTATACCCGCTGGCACCATACCAGAAAAGGGTCTTTGGGTTACTACCGACGAGGGACCGTATTGTCTCTACAGCCCACATCCAAAACAGGTATTGTTTCACGAGTCCGAAGTTCCCAATCTTCTGGCCATCGGCTCTAGGGGCTCTGGCAAATCCTTAATGCTTCGCAATGATGCTCACATGAGGGCATTGTCTGTTCCTGGTTGCGCATTGATTCTCATTCGTAAGACCATGCGACAGCTGGAGCAGAGCCATCTACAGCACATTGAAACGGAGATGCGCTACCTAGGTGGTTATTACCACTGGACCAAACACTGCGCTTTCTATCCAAACGGCTCTAAGCTATTCTTTTCGTATGTAGGCCACGCTGAAGACGCATTCAACTTGCTGTCTGCCGAATTCTTAGCCGCTTATTACGACGAGTTGTCACTAATTCCTTGGGATTACTTTCAGAAATTGAACGCCTCGGTTCGTGTTTCTGGCGCTTTTAGGGACATGGGCCTACAAGCGGTCACACGCTCGGCGACCAATCCACTAGGCCCTTCCATGGCTGACATCAATCGATACTTCATCAACAAAGATGAAGTAGACTACATGGACGATGACGGCGATGACGAAAATTACTTCCCAGACGAGTGGCAGTATATTCGCATTGACATGGAGGAGAACCCCACACTAGACCTAGAGCAGTATCGCAAGCGCTTCGCCAAGATGCTACCCCATGTCAAAGCTGCGTGGCTTCGTGGCGAATACATGGAAGAGAACACACTATTCTCTTTTTACCAATCTAAGGAAGGTAAGCCTTATCACGTTATCCACGAGCTAGACATTGAAAAATTAGTTAAGAAAGCCCCGATCTATAGAGTCTATGATCATGGCTACGCACCAGATCCGGCTTATTGCGCGTGGATAGCTCATTTAGGCAATCGTTATATAGTCTTCCATGAGAAGCGATGGCTTAAGACAATTGTCTCGGATATCGCAGCCAGCATGAAAGAAGAAGATGAGATGTTGGGCATCGAACGAATTGTGGCTTGTTACTGTGATCCAGTACTTGACATCCATACCGGCCACGACGCTCGAACTATGCGAGACTTATTTGAGTATAACGGGGTTCCAATGGAACCGTCTATCAACAACCGAGAGCAGTTCGCTTCCGCCGTGCATACAGCCTTAGCGGAAGAAGCGGAACCCGGCATTCCTCGCTTGCAGATATATAGAGGCACTGGGTTATATCCGGGCGCTCCATATCTTATTCGCGCTATTCCACTACAAAGTTTTGATGAGAAACATCCACTACGACTGGCAAATCAAGCGCACGACCACCCGGTAGTGGCACTTGCGTACTTCCTAATCAGCCACTCTGCAGACCAAGCTAAAACTCCATATCAGCGCCGTATACGGAAATGGATGGAGCCTAAGGAATCAAACAGTCGATTTGTCCTTGGTGACGAGAGCGTCAGAACCAAAATTTAACAAAGGTCTTTAATGCCTACTTTAGAATCGCCAGACACACCAAAGACCGATCAGGTCACTCCAGACAAGACCACAACCAAGCGCAACAAGATGCTGCGCAACGCTATTACGACATGTACCAATTACCGCAAGAAGCTTGTACAAGACTGGCAGGTTAGTGTTGATTACCGGCGTGGAAAACCTTTCGCCACACAGTCCGACGAAAATAGGGTAGTAGTCAATTTAGATTGGTCGTTCACAAAAGAGAAACAATCCAGCCTATTTTCACAGGTTCCTGCAGTTAGAGTTAACCATCCTCCACAGACCGTAGCTCCGGAGATGGCCCCTTGGCTGCATTCCTTTGAGCAGCGCATCAATGATACTCTAGTTCAAGCAGGTATTGAAACTGCCATGGACGAAGTTTTGCCAGACTGCATCAACGCGGCTGGCATCGGCATTGTGGCGGTATCCCACGAGGCTCTCACGGAAGATGTAACCGTCCCGGCTGTGGATCTTGCAACACTTCCTCCTGAAATCCAACAGCAAATCATGCTGACCGGCCTACTGCCAAATGGCATACCACTACCCATGGAGACGGTTCCTCGCATAGTTGATAAGCGTTATTTAATAAATCGTGTTAGTCCGGCCAACTTTCTATGGCCTATTTCTTTCACTGGATCGGACTTCGACAACTCACCGTGGATTGGCCGCTCCGGATACGTCACTTGGGTAGAAGCTCAACGCCGTTGGAAACTAGATCCAGCTAAGAAAAGACAATATGTTGGACTAGACTCTAATACGCAAGAACTCATCACATCAGACACTGAACGTAAGGCCGAAACCGAAAGCGACGAGCTTGTAGCTTTCGATGAGGTCTTCTACAAAAAGTACCTCTACGACGAGAATACCAAACTATACAACGCTATTCAACATGTGGTCTTTATTCACGGTGAAGAAAATCCAGTCATTGATGAACCCTGGAAAGGTCAGGAAGTCGATCAGAACGGCAACCTTATTGGGGCAATCAAATATCCAATCCGTGTAATAACACTAAGCTACATCACAGACGAAGCCATCCCGCCGTCAGACTCCGCCGTAGGTCGTCCACAGGTCAACGAGATCATTAAGTCTCGTACTCAGATGGTCCTTCAGCGCGAACACAGCTTACCAGTTAGAACCATCGACGTTAATCGAGTGGACCCCACAGTCGTCTTCAATTTGATGCGTGGTAAGTGGCAGGCCATGATTCCTGTCCAGGGTAGCGGTCAGAATGTCATCACCGAAGTAGCCCGTAGCAACTTCCCACAGGAGAATTTCTCCTTTGACATCATCGCTAATCGAGACCTCAGTCGTATCTGGAATCTAAATCAAGACGCCACTGGTGCGCAGGTAGAAACCAAAGGAGAGGCCCAGGAAATTGCTTCCAGCGCCCAGACCCGCACTGCCCGCGAACGCGCCAAAGTTGGTAAGTTCTTTTGCGGCATCGCCGAGGTTCTTGGCGGTCTTATCTGCCTCTACGAAGACCCTAGCACCCTAGGACAAGGCTTCGATCCGGTAGTTTCTAAGACCCTCGCATATTCCATCTTAGCGGACTCCACCGTCCTGCTTGACTCTAATCAACGTCTACAGCGTATTCAAGAATTCGTGAATATGTATGCAAAGTCTGGTTGGGTAAACTTGGAGCCAGTATTGAAAGAAGCCGCAACTCTCACCGGTCTTGACCCAGCAACAGTCATTCGAGCGCCTCAGCCTCCGCCTCCGGCCGAGCCGAACATCTCGCTTCGACTAACCGGCACCGAGGATCTCAGAGATCCAATGACCGTCGGTATGCTCATCGCACGAGGCCAGGCCCCAACACCACAACAAATCGAACAGGGTAAGCAGCTTATCATACAAGCAGGTCCCCCAGCCATCCAGCAGATTTCACCGCCAGGTGGAGGCACAGTTGGGCCAGATGGCACTGTAACTCCCGGACCCCCGGTGCCTACCTTTGTCCCTCCAGTTCCGATGCCAATCCAGAACACCGGTCCAATTCCCGCCCCACCACCAGTCGGCGTCGGCGAAGACAATCCAAACTTTAGCGCCATGCCTAAGGTGAATCAGAGGATCTTACAGCGCGATGCCGACTAGAAGAAACTATAAAGAAGAATATGCTAGATGGAAAGAACTGCACACGCCAGAGGAACGCAGAAAATATGGACGCGAATGGATGGCGGCTTGGAAAAAGAACAATCCAAAAAAGTATAGAGCTAAGGTAGTGGCAACACAACCAAAACGTAACGAAGCCGCCCGCAAATACAGAGCCACTGAAAAGGGCAAACGAAAAAGTAGAAATACGTATTTGCGAGCTAATTATAATATATCTATAGAAGATTATGAAAAGATGTTTGCGGAACAACGTGGGTTGTGTTTTGTATGCAAGCAACCAGAACGACGTATCGCAAAGAGCGGACAGCTTATGGCTTTGGACGTAGACCACAATCATCAAACTGGCGAAGTTCGGAAATTGTTGTGTCATGCCTGCAACGTTTCCATAGGATTCTTAGATGAAAGTTCGGATAGAATGCGAGCATTAGCTGACTACATAGAATCTTTTCAGCGCGTGTTAGACCGCGAGGGTGGCACATAATGACAACCCTGTGCGATTTCTGCAACACCGAGCTACAGATCGGGGATTATCCATTTTGCCGAGGTAATCCCATCAATCATGTTCCTACACAACAGGGCGTAATCGGCGACGACATTCCCGGTGGAATCGAAATTCGGCACGGCTTGGTAAATGCAGACGGATCTCCTCGGCGTTTCTATAGCAAAACCGAGATCAAACGAGCTGCTAATGAGAAAGGTCTTAGTCAAGACGGAGACACCGCTAAGCCATATAGGGTGAGGTGGTCAGGTCGAAAAGAATAGAAAGCGTAGGATGTATATTGTAATTGCGATCTCAACATTAACCCTCATTTCACAATATTTCATTTACAGAAAGTTAGGACAAATAATGGCAACAGTAGCACAGTTCCAGGCAGCGCTTGCAGCTGTAGACGCAGAAACAACTCGTATCGCGGCTAAAATCGACGCTCTAATCGCGGAGCTAAACGCAGACGCACTAGACTCAGCACAGGAGGAAGCAGCTTTTGCTGGTCTTCAGGCAGCGGCCGATCGACTAAGGCTAGTTGGCGTTGACGTAGCGAATCCCGTTCCGCCGGTGGAAGAGCCCCCGGTTGAACCGTCGCCAGAACCGCCGATCGTTTAAGTAGCGTTAAGTAAGGTTGGGATGGGGAGCAATAGCTCCCCTGTCCCATTTACACTATGTTAAAACGCAGACCAAAAGGACACTTTAGTCAAGTCGATCTAGCTTTAGTTATCCACGAGCTGTTAGAGATTCCCTTAGATAAAGTAAAAAAGTATCCTTCGGAGGGGCTCAAGCTAGTTGCTATCATTTTGAATTTAATATCCGATGCGTTGCGTCGTGGGGAATCTGTGGAGATAGATGGCTTCGGCACATTCAAAGTCTGGAAGCCTAGAAAGTCCTGGACTCTCAAAACACCAATCATCTACAGAGAAGGCCAAACAACCATCCTTTCCGACGAACCCCAGACCTTCGATGGGAAAACAAAGATCTTCTTTCGTCCTTCCATCCAATTGCGGGCCATGCTCAATATAGACAGCCCAACATGGAAAGAAGCTAAAGCCATCTCTGAATGGTAATCACATGATTATACACCCAGTTCTAGAACCCAAGATCATCACAGATTACGACATCACCTTTGACAATGGGCTATTCACCACTATATCCATATGCGAGTCAGACGGAGATACCGTTGATCGCGACACCTCACCACTGGCTATGCTGTTTTATCTGGCACCAAAACCATCAGTATCAGATCCTTCCGTAAAAATGCCAGCTGAGAATGTAGTGGTATTCTTGAATAGCGTGGTAATGCTCGCGCATCGCCAAAGGGAAATTCTCCCAGCAAATCCTGATCAACAGCAGAATCTTAAAAGCCTATTCAAAAACGTTTCGCCTCATTCAACCATCCAGTAATAGCACCGTAATCGCTAACCGTTCCGAGAGCGCACTCGACGAACATATCCGCTGAAAGGCGTAAAGAATCCAATGGCAAATCCCATCGAATCGACAGACCCCATCACCGAAGTTATCGAAGACTCGCTCAATGACGCAATGAATCCGGAAGTCGCGGAAGTAGATACTGCCGACGCAACAACGGTCTCCATAGAAGACGCTGCTACCGAAATAGTTGCGGAAACAACTTCGGAAGACGCTACCACACAAGTTCAGTCTCCTGCTGCGAAGACCCCAGAACAGACAAAAGTTGAGGATGAATTCGCCAAGAAACACGGCCTCCAGCCTAACGGTGTCGCAGGTCGCGAGAATCGCATCCCCTACAGCCGTGTCAAGAAAATTGTAGAAAAGAATGAACGAGACGCTGTCGCGCGAGTTACCAAGGAACTTGAAAGTAAGTTCACTCCGCAGGTCACTGAGCTTAGCACCAAGGTTACGGATTACGAGGGCCGCTTAGAAAAGGTAGCGCAGTTCGAGCAGATCCTCCAGAACGACCCCAAAACCTTCCTAGGAATGCTTAGTCAGGTCCCAGCCTATAAGGAGTTCTTCGATTACATCGATCGAGCCGCTGCTGCACTAGACGGTACCGTTACGCCCCCAAAGGCCGTAGATCCGTTCGGTGACATGCCGCAGCCCGACCAGCCACTCCCAGATGGCTCCAAGGTTTACTCAGAACAGGGTCTAAAAGCTCTTTTAACTTGGCAGGACCAACAGACTCAGAAACGTACCATCGAGCAGGTTGAGAAGCGCTATGCCCCCATCGAACAGGCTTGGCAGGCCCAGGAGCAGCTGGCGAAGATGGCCCCTATCGTAGAACGCCAGATCGCTGACGCCCGAACCTGGGACAAGTTCAATGAGCTGGAACCTAAGATCCTAGAAATCCTAAAGGCCGACAAGCAGATCTCCTTGGAAAAGGCCTACGTAAAGGCTTACCAAGAAGCGGTAACTGTCGAACGAGCCAAATTCACAGCTGACCGGAATGCCATCCGAACTGAGGTTCTGGCCGAAATCAAGAAGAAGCCCATGTCCTCAGCTGCCGTGGCCGCTGCTGTTAAGCCCGGTCCTCAGCGCGAGTCAACCGGACCCGTGGATACCGAAGAGGTGATTCGACGGAGCCTAGAGGAGGCAGGACTATTGGGTCAGTAAACACAGTGGGATCGAAAGTGCGGTCATCGTAGACTGAGTAGGTGCGTCCAAAGGGCTGTGACACGGCCAGCCACACCGAAAAGGGAGCTTGGTTCGACTCCAAGCGGTCCAACCAAAATAAAGCTTGACAAACGCATCGAAACGTGGTATAATACTAAAATAGTAGATTTACAAGACACGGGCGGTCTTCCGCAAGGAACATAAAGCAACTACTAACGTAGGGGCCGTTCTCCAACTACTTATGAAAACTTGCTCTAAGTGTAAGGAAACTAAGCCTTTAGTTAGTTTTCACAAAGATCCTAGATTTTCTGATGGCAGGAAGTCAAAGTGCAAATCTTGTGAAAAGGTAATTAAACAAGCTTGGTATCGGCGGAATCGAGAGCTTAGTGTTGAACGTGCTAAGCGGTATCGTATAAATCACCCCGAATGGACCAAGGAAGCCAATAAGTCTGTTAATCGAGGCGAACGTTCTGCGTCTTGGCGAGATAGAAACCCCGAAAAAGCTAAAATAATTGCCAGACGTGCTGCAATAAACCGCAGGCTTAGAAAATACAATATCACACTAGAGCAATATGAGGCTCTGAAAGCAGCTCAAAATAACCTTTGTGCCGCTTGTAAGGAACCTCCAACAGAGTTAAAGGGAAATACTAATGCAGTGTTTCTTGATAATTTTGTTATCGATCACGATCATCGCTGCTGTCCGGGTGAAGGCTCGTGTGGAAAATGTATACGCGGACTAACCTGCTCTCCATGCAACGTTGCTGCTGGAATGCTTCGAGACAATCCAGTTAAAGCGCGTAATTTAGCCGACTATCTCGAAAACTCCCTTATGAACTGCGGGTCAGAAGTTCAAACTGATGTGGAAAGCCTGTCATCAGGGGCCGAACAATCTAACCTAACAATTCATTAAAGGAGAGTGTCCGATGGCACTTACCGTAGAACAAATCGCAGCGGTCTGTGAAAACTGGCCCCCGCTCTAGTAATAGAGACGGTGAACCTGCTCAAACTCGGTGAACGCTGAAACGCCAATACCGAGCCAAGCCTGAAGTTATGAATCAGGAAGGTGTAGAGACTAGACGGGCAGAATCCCAACATTGGGATTAAGGTATAGTCCAAGCAATAGGGAAAAACAACCTATTGGAAAGTTGCAGTTATCCTGCAGTCCTCGCGGAGAACCGTAAGGCCGCGAATCAGTGGGTGCAGAACTCTGCGCTCAAGATCATGGAGCAGATGGGCTTCATCCAGCGTATTTCGCTTGGTGAAAACATCGAGGTTCCATTGGACTACCGGGCAAATCCCGACACCGCCATCCTGGCATCCGATCAGGATTCCGCGTCGCTTCTAAAGACCGAAGTCATCACCTCGGCGGTGTATGACATCGCGCAGCTCAACGTTCCAGTAACCTGGACTAGCGCAAGCCTTTAATCCAGTATAAACCCGCTCTAATAGACTCGGAAGCCTGCAATGGTAACGAGGCGGAAGGTTGGAAACAACCGCCGTGAGAGACTAAACGAGAGGGCGCTCCAGCGAGCTAGGGGTGATGCAATAGTCCGAACACATATCAAAGAAAAGAGGACTTTATGTCTGAAGAGTTTTTGGATCAATTTGTAATTGGCACGTTATTGGGCGATAGTTACATTACGAAGGACGGTCGATACGGTTTTGCGCACACTGTAAAACAGAAAGATTACTTTGAACACAAGGTAGAAATTCTGAACAAATTTGGATTAGGCCCTAGAGTAAGAGAATATCAAACAAAGGGAAATACATTCAAACAGTGGGAAATAAAACCAGCAGATTGTTTAGTAGCAAGAGTAACAGTCGCAAATAGGTGGAAGTCGTTACGAAGCTTATGGTATCCAGCGGGTAAGAAAATAGTTCCAGCGGATATAAAGTTGGGCGCTGTTGCATTAACTTACTGGTATATGGACGATGGTTCGGCAAATAAGCGAATCAAGTTCACAGATAACCGTGTGGGCAGAACGACACAGTATTTTGATAAACCAAGGGTTAATCAATTTCGCCTCCACTTAGACGGGTTTGATAATCAATCACAAGAGCTTTTACAAGATAAATTGAAAGAGCTTGGAATAGATGGTTGGTTTTACACAAAGAAAGATAGCGGTAATCGTAATCTTGTCATAACCCAAGACGAGTCAAAACGCAAATTCAAGGAAATTGTTTTTCCGTTAATGAAAGACATTCCTTCAATGCACTACAAAATTGATTTAGAAACATCGTTTGCAATCAAGCAAGCGAGTAAAGTATGTGAGCTGCGCGGAACCGAAACGACGCAGCCTCCGATAAACGGAGTAACAAGCCTGTAAGGGCGACGAGGCGAAGAATCCCGAAGAGAATCAGAAGATTGCTCTTGTCAAGGCGCTACTTGAGAACGCCATCAATTCGCATGATGACCTCATTGAGCAGCGAATCTTCACAAGTTCGACAGTAGGCGGAGTTGAACTAAACGGTCTAAACGACCTTGTACCAACATCTGGTCAGGGCACAGTCGGAGGTATCGACGCAGCTGTCGAGACTTTCTGGCGTAATCCAGCTGACACCTATACTGACGGTTCAGACATCGAAGCTGCGATGACGGAAGTCTATAACGCAGCGGCGAAGGGTACCGGCGGTCTAGCGCCAACATTGCTTATCAGCGGTTCTTCAGCACATGCGCTCTTTGAGTCGCAGCTTCAGAGCCAGCAGCGTTGGGTAAACACTTCAGAAGCGGATGCCGGTTTCAAGACTCTGGCGTTCAAGGGCGCGAAGTACGTTTTCTCCCACAAGGGCGGCACGTCGATTTACTTCCTCAACCCGAAGAACTACCAGATCGTTGTTTCGCGTCAGTACTTCCGCGACAAGGGCAATACGTATGATGTGCCCGGTCAGAACGCGTTTTACTTCCTGCTCTTCAGCGCCATGCAGATGGTCACGTCAAACAAGAGCAGACTCGCAGTTCTTTCGCAGGCGTAATAGTTAACCGAAAAGGGGGAGTAATCATACTCTCTCTTTTCAACCTCCAACAGCTGTAACGAGATGACATCAACGCATACGGATGCTTGGACTTACGATCGGTAGTCAAGCCGATTAGGAGAATTCAATATGGCATGGTATGACGACGTTCACACGACAAAGAAATTTAGACTAGGCACCGAGAAGACAAGCGTAGCTGGCAACACTTACGTTTATCTAAAGGGTGTCACTTCTTGCGCAGATGGTTCATGGGTAAGTATTGCGGCTAGTCATGTCGCAGTGCTGGCAGTAGCCGATGCTCAAGGCAAGATCGCTGTAGCAAACGGCGCAGTAGACGCAGCCACCAAATATGGCTGGTTCACTGTAGACGGCGAGGAAACAGCGCTATGTCTAGCGTCCTTCGACGGTACTAACGGCGCTGGTGTTTATCTGACAGCAACAGCTGGCTCAGTCGATGATGCTGACGTTGCTGGTGACGCGGTTATCGGGGCCATCGGTCTCACTGACCGAGACACCACGACTGGAATGGCAAACTTCCAGTTGAATCGTCCATTCTGCGTTGATCACGCAATCGACTAATAATACAACGGAGAGGGGGAACTTAGGTTCCCCTTTTCTAACTTACTGACTGGCGAGATAATCTCGTTTCAGCATACAGGAGCCTCTAATGCCCGCACCTTCCTTTGTTCCTTTCGGTCGTCGAGCAATCACCTCTGGCGGTGTGCTCAACATGAAGCACAAGCTTAATGGCATTCGTGCTATCAACAAGACTGGTTCCGCAATTGCCGTCGATAAGCTCGTCGCAGTTGTTGGATACGACACAACCGCAGAACTCCCTAAAATCGTCCTTGCCGACGCCGACGTAGCCACACACAAGCAGGTCTATGTCACGCTAGCCGCTATTTCCAACAATTCCGAGGGTTGGATATACGAAGGCGGTCTATCGACAGCTAACCTTAATACAAACTCCGCCACTGCGGCAGGCGATCCAGTATATCTTAGCACAACTGCCGGTGGTTTTGCACATACCGCCCCAGCAACTGGACAGGCCATTGTATTGCCAGTTGGCTGGGTTGTCACGAAGTCCGCCACTATTGGTGAAATCCACTGGCATATCGGCGCTGCTGAAAAGTTAGATACCGGTCCTATGGAAGTAGTGGCTGCAACTAATGTCATTACCGCTGCGGAGAGCGGATCAACGTTCTTCCTGAATTTAGCAGGTGGTTTTGAATCTACGCTTCCTGCTCCAGCGCTGGGCTTGCGGTTACGCTTCGTCGTATCCGTTGCTCCGACAACTTCCTATACCATCGTCACTAATGCCGCTGCCCAAATCATATTTGGTGGTCAGCATGATGCGGGCGGTGCTGCTGGAGACGTTGAATCAACAGGCGGTGCCACGACTATTACTTTCGTAGCTAGCCAAGCTGTCGTAGGAGATTGGGCCGAACTGGTCTCAGACGGTACCAATTGGTATGCGCGCGTATTCACAAATGTGGCCGCTGGCGCAACCTTTACTGGTTAATAGGTAATTGACAACGATAGGGAACTTCCTTACGCAACAAGGTCGTTCCCTATTCTTGTTTTTAAGGAATACATATGGCCCGTATAGTTGTATCCGACTTCACAGCCGGTAATTACGAAAAGATTACAGTCAGTAGCACGGCTCTTGGTGCGACAAGCACTATTTACACAAAAGATGCTGGTGGTGGTAAAGTTATTCACGCTTCTAAAGCTTTTATCTCAGTAGAGACCGAATCCATTCGAATTAGATGGGATGGCGGCACGCCTACCTCTGCTCTCGGACATCTATTGGTTGCTGGCGACTCTATTGAAATTGAAGGTCGGGCAAACATCCGACAACTTCGCATGATCCGAATCACCAACGATGCAGCGGTGCATGTGACCATCCACTATGATCCGGTTATTCAGTAAGGAAATCTAAATGGCAGATAACGTAAGTATAACCGCTGGGGCCGGGACAACCATTGCGTCGGATGACGTAGCTGGTGTTCAGTATCCAAGAGTCAAGCAGTCCATCGGCGCAGATGGAACAGCTGTCGAAGTTATTCCGGTTGTTGCTGGGCTTGATACAACCGCCACTGGTGTGCAGGCTGTCGGCGTTGTCGGACAGTTTGACGACGTAGCGACAAGCGCTGTCACTGAGAACCAGTTCGCCCCAGTTCGCATCTCCACTAGACGAGCATTGCTTGTTGAGGGCGTGGCGTCCGGCACGGCACAGCCTGTATCACTGACTTCAACTACTGTTACTGGAACTGTTGCTGTTACACAGTCCGGCACATGGGACGAAGTCGGTATCAATGATTCCGGCAACTCCATTACCGTCGATAACGGCGGGACGTTCGCGGTACAGATTGACGCTGGCGCAGTAACGTCTCTTGCACTTATCGACGATACAGTATTTGCGGAAGACGGCGGACACACAACTGGCGACAAAGGTATTCAGTTGCTGGCTGTCCGAAAAGACTCTGCAGCCTCTCTTGCAGGAACTGATCTTGATTACGCTCCGCTGCAGTTAGACGCCAACGGCGCATTGCGAGTAGTTGGTTCTGCTGGCACTACGCAGTACGCTGAAGACGCTGCGCATACAACTGGCGACTCAACGGTGTTTATTTCTGGTATTCGTCGAGACACGACACCCGCAACAAGTGCTACGACAGCTGGAGATTATACCGCGTTCAATATTGACGCTAACGGTAGGCTTTATATTAACTCCACGGCGTATACCCCTAACGGCGACTCTGCGATGGACGACACCCTTGACGCACTTAAGGTGTCTATCGTAGGCGACTCCGTAGGTTCAACAGTTGATACCGAAGACGGCACTGTTGCGGCGGCGCAGGCTAGTGTTGCGCTCACCATCGCAATGGGCTACGTGTATGACGGTACCAATTGGGTTCGGCG